TAATCTTTTTCTAAAATCCTAGTATTTAAATTATTGTGAAAAGGAATGCACGTATTTTCTTGAGGGTTTAATGGTAACACATACCAATCAACCTGTTCCAAGTCTCTAGCAGTCCAAGCGGGCATGATCGCCCTAGACTGCTCGGTAAATAAACTAGTGCAAGTAGGATATTCAATGGCTCTACTTGGTACATTATAACTTTCATAATTATCTTTTCCTAAACAATCTCTGCTAACTTTTCTATTCACTCCCATCAAATCGCTCTCCAAATTAATTGTATTTGTTCTCAAATTTGCGCCCCATTTTTGAATAATGATTTGCGGATCTTCCATGTAGCAAGGATCTGCTCCATTTCCTGGAACATTAAGAATATATCTACCCGGTCCAGTAGCTTGTTGAAGCTGTTTTTTTGTCCTGCAAGGATCATAAAAAAATCTTGTATTCGCCATTGTTATTAAATATAAATATTTTTTAATTCAATATTATTTTTATTAAAATATTTGCTGTTAAGTTATAAATTTTATATTTCAATAAATCATGTAAATTATGTAGAGGGTAACGGCGCGAGGCAAAGTTTTATCTCCCCGAGACTGGCAACATTATACTTGACAACAAGAGGCAAATCATTCTCCAAGTAAACTTCAATCTGGGAACACAAATTGGTGCACTTAATAAAATATCCCAAGTTCTTAAGAGAAAATTCACCTTGAATAACCTTTGACGAATCTTGCTTCAACACAAACCCCATGCTGCCATCAGACTCGGCTCTGTGAATCTCCGCACTGGCAAATTGTCCGGAGCACTTAAAAATCAACTCATTACGAACAGATTTTATCTCCAACTTATCAGAAATACAAGACAAATCACGAATAATTTTCTGGAAATCTGTAGAAGGCAAGTTAATAATCGAAGAAAATTTCACATCAGGGTACTCAAGCTCTTCTGGCTCTGGTTCAATTAAGCGCAACTTTTGCGTTTTACACTGCTTAATTTCACCATTTTCAAACTTTAGCGCCAAATGAGAAACAATTCCATCAATATAATCCGAGTTCTCGATATAAATCGTCAATGTATCATCATTATCAATTGAATTAATAAGTTTGAATAAATGAAACATATTGACACCGATAATAATCTTCTCCTTCTTGCACTCATAAAACTCAAAATTTTGAGCAGCTAAATGCAGATGAGCCAAAATTGTATGCGACTTGTCCATATTGATAATGCGAATTCCGTCTGGTTGAAATGTAATATTCGTCTCTAGCAAAATATCCTTAAGCGCCGTCATTAAAGTCCTAAAAGGCGCAATTTGTACTGTTTTGATTGTTAACACATTTCCATCTGTTGGTGAATTTTTTATGGAATTTGACATTATAAACATTTTATTTTATAATCTTTAAATACTTATGACGCGAATATTTTTATTTTAACGCAGAAAAGTTTATTCAAATAGATACTTTTGGCGCGCTTCCTTGGCCATGTCCGTATTCACGTTTTGCCTTTTTTGCTAAAGATAGTGCCTTGCTATTCGGCTTGCATCCTTTTTCTAAAATTGAGTAGTCTACTGCTGCGGCTTTCCCGGCCGTTATGGAAGACGCCAGCCTGGCAATTCCCCAAGACTGCCCGGTTTGGTTTGGCCTAGACCCGGAACTAAAGTATGCGCCCTCACCTTTCCTAATGATGTCACTTAGAGCGTTTTTGGAACATCCTGTTTTTTTTGCAAGTTCATCTGTGGCACCAATTGTTTCTACACCATACACTTTACGAGCCTTAATAATATGCGGTGAAACTTTTGATTTAAAAGTGGAAACTGGTTTTCTAGTATAGTAGACACCTTTTTTATATAGGCGTCGTGATTTTTTCAACATAAAGGCTTGCTTTTTTTTATCTTTTTTTGACAACTTTTTAGGCAAATATCGTATTGGCGCTTTTTGTGTTTTCATATATTATGTTTTTTATTTTTTATTTTACAATCATAATATAAAGAATGAAAGTAATAATAAAACCAGGAACCATATTTGTAAGTATAGCTTCATATAGAGACCCTGTTTGTAATTCTACATTGAAATCTATATATTCCATGGCAGAAAATCCAAAAAATGTATATTGCGGCGTAGTTCAACAAAATGATGAAGAAAAAGATAGCGATTGTCTACTTGAATCAACTGACTCTATTTTAACAGAAAATGTTACAATGTTGCGAATAAAACATTATGAAGCAAAAGGTCCTACGTGGCCAAGATATTTAGCATCAACTTTATGGTCTGGAGAAGAATATTTTTTACAAATAGATAGTCATTCAAGATTTGTTAAAAATTGGGATACAAAATGTATACAAATGATGAAGCGATTATCAGATCAAGGAATTAAAAAAGCTGTTCTATCGCACTATGCAAGAGACATAAAGGATTTTGAAAATATTGAAACTATCGATCCAAATGTAGTTACTAGGCTTTGTCAAGCGGTTTTTAACACTGCTGGCATGATAAAGTACTCAGGAGCCGATAATATTCATACAAATAATGAGTTTTATGAAAGTCCCTTTTGTTCAGGGAACTTTCTTTTTGCAAAATACCAACTATTGAAAGACGTTCCTTTTGATCCAAATTTGGATTTTTTATTTTGGGGCGAAGAAATTGGACATAGTATACGCATGTGGACTTCGGGTTATAATATTTATACACCAACTGAAAATATTTTGTTTCACGAGTACGGGCGCAAGGAAAAACCTAGATACTGGGATGATAATAAATTTTCAGATGTAGATGCTTTAGAAAAAATTAAACAAATGATTGGTCTTGATTCGACACACAAATTATCAGAAAATATTAAATACAATATAGACAAGTATGGTCTAGGAAAAGAAAGATCTCTAGAGGATTATTACAAGTTCGCCGGAATTGATACAAAAAATAAAATTATTACAAAAAATTTTTGTAGGAAAGATAACGTTGCAACACCAGAAGATATTGCATCTAGCAAAGAAGTAATTGTTCCAGAAGCTGCAGTAGAAAAAAAAAATACCATAGAGTCTTTTGCTACTTCAACAAGTCAAGGAGTTTCTCTTTTTTTTATCGTCTCTTTAATTCTCATTTTTTCTCTAATAATTTATCTAATCTTTTTTAAAAGGAATCATACTTTATTTCAAATAATAAAAACCAAAGGACTTTCGCTAAGTAAAATATTTATATAAGAAAACCATATAAATATAATCCTATTTCATATATTTAAATGGAAATATGTCTTGAAGAAAAGTGTCAAGAAACAATTCAAAAATTATGCGAAAAGTATCAAAATAATGTCTACATGATGAATCGTATACATAGTCATATAAATACTTACTTGCCGAATATTCTTGATCAAGAATGCAAAAATTATGAAAAACGCGTTGATAGAAATAATTTACTAACGAACGAGCAAAATATATTCGTTCAGATTTTTTTAAGTAAAAATCAATACTATTTTTTGAGCAATAATAATAATTCTTCTTTTTATGAGTACAATGGAAAAAATTACAAGATTGTAAAAGAAGACGATATTCTTTTTAAGTTATTAACTAGTATTTCAAAAGATAAGCCGCTAGTTCAATGGAAACATAAAACTAAAATAAATATTATTAAAAAGATTAAAGAGAGGAGTTTATTGAAGTCATTGCCAGAGACATATACTATACAGCATGTTCTCAACTTTTTATGTCCAGCAATATTTCCCACAAAAAATCAAGCAAAATATTTTTTGACAGCTCTTGGAGATAACATATTAAAAAAAAATACCGACACAATTTTTCTCGTGAACCAAAATACCAAAAAATTACTTTGTGAAATCGACAATATTGCCTATGTAAATATTGGAATCTCCAATACAATACATAATTTTATGACAAAGTATCATGAAAGTCATAACTATGAAATGTGTAGAATACTTAAAATCAATGATAACTTTTCTCTTGAACTATTTAAAGATTCTATTAAAACAATTGGACTGGATTTACTTGTCGTTGCAAGTCATTATTCCAGCAGACACGAAAACTCCGATAACTTTATAAAAACAAAAGCTGATGAAGACTTGAAAAACTATGCATTTTTCTTGAAAAATAACAACCAAAGTTTAATTATTGACAAATTTGTTTCACATTGCATTGAAAAGGCAAGTTCAAGTTCAGAAGTATCTTTCTCAATCCAATGGAAAAATATGCATTTTGTTTGGAAACAATTTATACATGGGTTGAATTTACCAAATGTTGTCTATTCAAACACTCTTAAGAATTTATTGAAAGAAAAGTTAGAATATAATGAGGATATAGATGCATTTATTAATGTAACGAGCAAATACTTGCCGACTATTTCAGACTTCACACAATTTTGGGAAACAACTATTGCTCTAGTAGAAAATGATGATTTTGATGATGAAATAGAAATAGATGAGATTTGCCTATTATTCAAAATATGGTGTAATAAAAATGCGAAATCAGTTTTCTCTAATGGAAATTTAAAAGAAAAAGATGTTCTGAGTATTCTCCAGCATTTTGTTCCAAATGTTGCTCTTCTCGATAATAAATATATTCTCAATGTTCAGTGTAATTTGTGGGACAAAAAAAAAGACATTCAATATACTCTCGAAATGTTAAAGTTAGAATATAAAACGAGATATGATAATCAAAAAGATTCGGATTTAAGTCCACTTATTGAATTTGAAAAAGCGTATAATTTTTATATAGCAAATCACTCAAAAAATCCCGATAAAATAGCGGAAGATTTTTCAGTTATTGTTAGCAAACGATATTTTGAAAAATATTTACATGCACTTTTACCTGAGCATATTGTCTATGATAATTTCATAGCAAGCAAATGGTATTTGATGTAACGTTTTTTTAGGTTTATAAATATGTTCTAATTTGCTTTATATCATGATTTCTCCAATCACAATAGCATATTTCAAATTCATCTTTATAACAAAAGTTATAGTCATAAGCCAAACCTATGCCTTTGTATGTATCGAAATAAAACTGAAAGTAAAACCCCGAATCACATAATTCTATTGTTTCTATTGTTTTCATTTTCTTACCTATAACTGGTATAATAATATTATATCTTTCATCATTTTTATGTATTATATTTATAAATTTTCCATTTTTATACTTTATCCTTCCATCAAATTGTAAAATTATATCTAATAACTCCGTCGGAATATATGGTGCTTTCATTGTTAATATTTATATTTATATTTATATTTATACTTATTAACAATACAATAATTGTGCGTTTAACATGCGAAAAGATCTAAAAGTTTATTTAATTTCCCATGCCGGCAGCAAACTGCACACCTGTGCTGGGATTGCTCGCGGTGGTTCCCGCCATGCCACTTACTTCATATGGGCTGAGGGCATAATTGATACCATTTCCACCACGATATCTACGACTTCTTCCTCCGGCACGTCCGAGCATAACATTTTTAGAGTGTCTTCCAGCTTTTGTACTTCTCTTCATCCTGCTACCTTTCATCTTGCCAATCATAACAAATCCAAATTTACCTTTCTTAGTTCCGTAGCCAGCCTTAATTAAACGTTTTGATTTCTTTTCGGAATTGTGCTTGCGCTTTGAAACGATACGTCCATGTTTATTTTTAAGTAAATCTTTTTTCTCTAATCCACCGCTGGTGTGTTTAGCCGTGCCATGCCACACTTCGGCTCTAGTTCCAGTTGTTTTTGCGTGAGTCATTATAAAGTAAAGAAAGAAAAAAATAATTGTTTCTAAAGAATAACTATTTTTACGCAAAATTAAGCATATAAGTTTAATATTTGTTTCGAATTGGTTTTATTGCTGGAACTTCATAGCCATTTAATGCCTTGAACTTGTTCTTTACATTATCATCAATATTATTTCCAAAAACTATTTTTCCTCCTAAACCATTGTTTACTGATAATAAATGCGATACTCTTTGCGCGTTAGATAATTGTGGACTATTTTCAGCAGTTACAAATTTTTTGTATTGCTCTTGTACACAATTGCAGTAAATTTGTTTCTCAGTTAAATTCGCCATTCTCTTAACAAAACGAACATTTGACCCTCTGTATATAATCGGATATCCAGGCGTTATATTTGACATATAATATATATCCACTTTAAAAAAGTGGAGCAAATTATTCACTTTAAAAAAGTGGAGCAAATTATTCACTTTAAAAAAGTGGAGCAAATTATACACTTTAATTTAATATTTCGTTAATATAGTATGGCAGCGTGCTATAGTTCTTATAGAAAGAAGGAAGTAGGTGAAAAAGCAAAAATTTTACTAGATGCAAAATGTTGTGACAGAGCTGAATGTGACGACCTTGCAAAAGATTTAGTAAATTTGCAACACGAGTGTGATGATCTTTATCATCCATACTATTCAGAAGAAGATGATGGACCAATGGGATACATACCAGGAACAATTTGTGCGGAATTAAGGGATAAAAAAAATGCGATATTAGAAGACCTTCACGAAATAAAGTGCAAAATAAGATCGTCTGAACCTGAAAATGTTTTTAATTTTCCAACAAAAGGCGGAAAAAGAACGCGCTATCGTAAAAGAAAAACAAAAACACACCGAAAAAAGTCAAGAAAAAATCGTCGACCCACTAGACGCTCAAATAAATAATTTTTATAAAAATTGAAATAAATTAAATATAATTTATTTTTATTAATCACGATACTACAATGAACGCTAATGACGTTGTACTTGCAAATAAATATCAGCAAAAGACTGATAAACAACATATCCTTGATAATCCAGATACTTATATTGGCTCGGTAGAGCAAGTCGATACAGACATGTGGATTCTTAATGATAGTGGCGATAAAATTATTCAAAAAAATATTCGTTATATTCCCGGACTTTACAAGCTCTTTGACGAGGGAGTCGTAAATTGTCGTGATCACGTGATTCGCATGCAACAAGCAATTTCCAAAAATACTCCAAATGTAGTTCCTGTGAGTTATATCGATATATCAATTCAAGATGACGGAACGATCGTTATGATGAATGATGGAAACGGCATTGATGTTGCTATGCATCCTGAACATAAAATATGGATTCCCGAAATGATCTTCGGTCATCTCAGAACTTCTACAAACTATGATAAAACTGAAAAGAAGATTGTTGGTGGTAAAAACGGGTTTGGATTTAAGCTTGCACTTATTTGGTCGATGATCGGCTCTATTGAAACAATTGATCATATTCGTGGTCTCAAATATTCACAAACTTTCAAGAAAAACTTGGACGAAATTTGTGCTCCTGAAGTTACCAAGTGCAAGTCAAAGCCGCATACAAAAGTAACTTTTAAACCCGATTATGCTAGACTAGGTATCGCAAGTCTATCTAGTGACATGTTAGCACTTTTGCGCAAACGCGTATTCGATATTGCCGCAGTTACCGATAAGACACTAAAAGTAAAATATAATTCTACTTTACTTCCTGTGAAGACATTTACACAATACGTAGACATGTATATCGGTTCTAAGGAAGAGTCAAAGCGTGTCTACGAAGACTCCGAAAATGGTCGCTGGGAATACCTTGTCGCTCTTTCTCCAATGCATGAGTTCCAACAAGTTTCGTTTGTAAACGGAATTTACACCGGAAAAGGCGGAAAGCATGTAGAATATATTCTCAATCAAATTACAAAAAAAATGGTCGAATACATTGAGAAAAAGAAAAAGGTTGAAGTCAAGCCTAATAGTATCAAAGAACAAATTATCCTATTCTTGCGCTGCGACATTGAAAATCCCGCATTTGATAGTCAAACGAAGGATTTTATGAATACCCCAAGTTCAAAGTTTGGATCCGCCTGTATTGTAAGTGACAAGTTTATTGAGAAGCTAGCGAAGATTGGAATTATGGATGCCGCTTGTGCAATTACTGAGGTAAAAGAAAATAAAGCCGCAAAAAAGACTGATGGTTCCAAGACCAAAAATATTCGCGGAATTCCTAAGCTCGTCGATGCAAACTGGGCCGGAACAGAAAAGTCTCGCGACTGCATGATTATCTTTTGCGAGGGTGATTCAGCAAAGGCGGGAATCGTATCTGGTCTTTCCTCCGAAGATAGAAACACAATCGGCGTTTATCCAATGAAGGGTAAAATTCTTAATGTTCGCGGCGAGTCTGTAAAGAAAATTTCAGAGAATAAAGAAATCGCCGAAATCAAAAAGATTCTTGGATTAGAAACAGGGCGTCAATACAAGGACATGTCAGATATTGCAAAGAATTTGCGATATGGAAAGGTTCTCTTTATGACAGACCAAGATTTGGATGGCTCTCATATAAAGGGTCTTGGTATTAATCTTTTCCAAACAGAGTGGCCTAGTCTAACACTCGTTCCTGGTTTTATTGGATTTATGAACACTCCCATCTTAAAAGCAAGGAAGGGTTCAAAAGAGTTGGTCTTTTATAATACCGGTGAGTATGAAGAGTGGAAAGAACTCAACGATACAAAAGGCTGGAATATTAAATATTACAAGGGTCTTGGAACTAGCACAGGAAAAGAATTTCGCGAATATTTTGAGAAAAAGAAGATTGTCGGGTTTGAGCACAACGGAAAATTGAGCGACGACGCTATCGATATGGTATTCAATAAAAAGAGATCTGATGACAGAAAGGATTGGCTTGAAGATTATAATCGTGATAGTTATCTGGATACAAGTAAATCTTCGGTGAGCTATGATGACTTTATAAATCAAGAACTAATTCATTTCTCAAAATATGATTGTGACAGGAGTATTCCAAACTTAATGGATGGTCAAAAAATTAGTCAGCGTAAAATTCTGTTTGCAGCGTTCAAGAAGAATTTAACGACGGAAATAAAGGTTGCGCAGTTCTCAGGTTATGTTAGTGAGCACTCTGGCTATCATCATGGAGAGGCCAGTTTAAATGCAGCAATTGTTGGTATGGCACAAAATTTTGTCGGTTCGAACAATATTAATCTTCTTGTTCCAAGTGGTCAATTTGGCACTCGATTGCAAGGCGGAAAAGATAGCGCTTCAGAAAGGTACATCTTTACTCAATTAAATAAGATAACGCGAAGCATCTTTCCTGAAATGGATGATCACGTTCTCAAGTATTTGGATGATGATGGTATGATTGTTGAACCATTGTTCTATGCGCCGATTATTCCGATGATTTTGGTAAATGGTGCTAAGGGTATTGGTACAGGATTTAGTACTGACATTATGTGTTATAACCCGCTCACTATTATCGATTATTTGAAAAACAAACTTTCTGATTTGTCCACAACTCATTTTGAGTTTATTCCTTACTATGAGGGATTTCAAGGCAATATTGAAAAGATTAGTGATGGAAAATTCCTTGTAAAAGGAAAGTATGAAAAAGTTGGCACCGATAAAGTTCGCGTAACTGAACTACCAGTCGGATTTTGGACAGAAGACTTTAAGGAACTATTAGAGTCTCTTACAGAAGCAACCGATAAAACCGGAAAGAAAATTATTCCGATTGTTAAAGATTATGACGATATGAGTAAAGATACTAGCGTCGATTTTACAATTACACTCCAAAAAGGTAAGCTAGACGAGTTGATCTCTGGTAAAGCGGATCACAGCTGTAATCAGCTTGAAAAGATACTAAAGCTTTATACAACTTGTTCTAGCACTAACATGCATTTATTTGATGCGAGTGATAAGTTAAAAAAGTATACAAATATTTCTGAAATTATTGATGATTATTTTGATACTCGACTGAGTCTGTATCAAAAGAGAAAGGATTATATGATTACTACATTAGCAAGCGAATTAGTTGTATTGTCAAACAAAGCGCGCTATATCAAGGAAAATTTGGATGGAACTATTGATTTGCGAAAGAAGAAGAAGGAGGAAGTGAATTTGATGCTAAAGTCAAAGAAGTATCATGTTATGAACGAAGATGAAGATTATAAATATTTGACAAAGATGCCGATGGATAGTGTAACTTTTGAAAATGTAGATAAGTTGAATAAAGAGCATGATACAAAGCAAAATGAATTAATAAAAATTCAAGGTACTACAATTCAAGATATGTGGCGAACGGAATTGGAGATGGTCAAGGATGCGTATGTCGGATACAAAGAAGAACGCGAACGTTCTATGAGCGGAATCTCAAATAAAAAGGCCTCGGTTATCAAGGTCAAGTCAAAGGCTGTTCTCAAAGTTGTGAAATAATAACTTTTCGAAAAGTTGCACAAAAACACATATTTATAATTTATTTTTTTTTCATTTTGTTAAAATCTATTTATGAAATAAATACCCAAGAAAGATAATGTTTATCGGTATATTCTCTGGCTCTTTCCATATTTCCTCTATATGCATTGTATATTTCTTTTACATGAAAAAATCTTCCAAAAAAACCAAATACCATGATAACTATTAAAGAAAAAATTAGTCTTTTATTTATCACTTTTGAAAGAGTTGAACCGAGGAATATCCAACTTACCATATTACAGAAGAAAGTATAGATAATTGTATGAAGTAAAAGAGATAAAATCATAGGCCCTAAGATTTTGTGACCGAACATTTGAGAGAAACTAAGTTTTGGATTTGTTGTTTCCAAATATAATTTTGTAAACATACTATACAATGATTTTAGATAATTATTTAACTTATAATATTAAAGTAATTATTGCGGTTTTTTGCAGCGGTTTCTGGATCTATTTTAGAACCTCTGATTGTTATAAGTTAATTCCTAGACGGCATGTATTTCCTATAGTGTTTGTAATGATTTGGACCTATTTGAACTACTATGAACCTTTATTTTTACCAATGGGTCTTTTAGTTTTAATCGCATATTCTAAGTTTAATAAATAATAATATTTCATTGTATGATTGACAACCCTGAATTTGTTGCGTCATTATAAAACTTGCGTGTTCTCTCTAAAGATAAAACGTTGAGGTCTCGATTAGTATATCCTAATTTATCTATCATATCTCCAGACGCAGTAATAATATCACATCCTAGCTCATAAGCTAACATTACATTGTATAGTTCCCTACAGCATGCCCAAAGTATTCTTACATTAGGATATTCTTTGAAAAGTTCTTTGGAATATTTAATATAAGGGGATGCGTCGTTTCCATTATCTGCAATCGACCCTGCGAAAATGGATACAATAACTCTAGTATTATTATAATTTTCACTTTCTAATAACTCAAAAACTTTATTTATTTGTTGAAAACTATAAATAGCAGTAATATTTACTGGTATATTATTTATGAACGCATACTTCAGAAGATCCGTATTATATTCATTATCAATGTTAATAACAGGTATTTTTACAAAAATATTTTTATCTATAGAGTGTATTTCGTCAATTTGTTTTATGCCATCTTCACCGCTTTTCCAAATTTGAAAGGAAATATCTTTGTTCTGAATTAAATGCTTATTTTTTTCATAAAAATCTGTATAATTTTTAATTTCACTTTGAGAGAAAAAACTGCAGTTTGTAGTAAAACCTTCTACAGAAATGTGATTTGAATACTTTTCAATATCTAAACCATCATAGAATATCTGCATATTGTTTAGATAGACATAAAATATTCTTTTTAGAAACGCAGATATTTTTATCTTTTACAAAATAAAACAAGAGAGAAAATAATATGAATCTAAAAATAATGTATTGTTAATGTAGAATGTCTAAAAATAGAATGCCTAAAAATTGGCCTGTTTATGAACCTGATAATGTTGACTCTTATTTAGAAGAAAAGGGTGATGAAATACAGGTTGGTGACTTTATTGATTACCAGGCTAATAATTAAATGGGAAACATTAGTTATGAAGTTATATCAGATAACGACGGAAAAAAAGGTCTTAAACAAATTGCGGACTATTATAGCATGATGGAAGAAAACGCGCACGATAAAGAAGGTGGAAAAAGAAAACGAACAAGTAAAAAAATGATGAGAAAAACAAAACGCTCTAAAAAAGGGGGACGAAAGAGAACAACAAGACGTTACCAAAAATTAAGACGCGGCAAAAAATATTAAACATAAACATAAATAAATCATTATCACTTATGTTTAAAACCAAGGTTTAAGTTGCAACTGCTTATCATAAGTCGACTCCATCATTGGATGTGCTATAGGTACGACCAATGTACTAGCATCTTCTAAATACTTCAAGTAGCCCTGTGCCTCACTATAAACTTGCTGAATACAGTAATTTAGAACAATCGAATTTAATTGCTCAACTTGTTCTTTGATATTAAAGGGTTTATTTGAGGCGTTTTGTAAAAATACGCTTCTCATTACGATCTTTAGTGAATCACAATCCTGAGATCCAATTGTATATTGACCATTTGATCTTTTAAAAACACCGGCTCTTATTCCATTCTGGAGTATCTGAATGTTCTTATTTGAAAAAAATACATCGGATAATTTAGTATCATCCCATAAACCTTCGGTTGGACTTCTAAATGTTACACATTGATTTGCTGGAATTTTATCATACATTTTAAATAAATCGCAAGTATTTGGACTTTTAATATCTACCCTTCCATTTGAACTTTGCATTTATAATAGTAAAATAGAAAAAAACAAGGCATATTTATTTTTATTCGAGCATTATATAAATGCCGACGTTTCAAACAATTGTTTTAGTTATCGCTATTGTTATTCTTATTTTAGTTCTTGTTCTAATTGGATTTGCTTTAAATAAAGCAAGTATGTCCAACTGGCCCCCGCTTATCGGTGAATGTCCCGATTACTGGACGGATATGTCCGGAAACGGATCAATGTGTGCAAATGTTATGAATTTAGGAAATGAGCAATGCGTTACACCCGCTAACGGAAAAGACTACTTTACCATGGATTTCACTAATTCCTCCTTTTTAGGTGGAAATGGAATGTGTGCAAAGTATCAATGGGCTAGAAATTGTGGAGTAGAGTGGGATGGAATCACTTCTGGAGTTTCAAATCCATGTGATGCTCCCGGAAATTCATTGTCCAAATAATCTAATTATTTTTTCTTACTTTTATTAAATAATGAATACGATGGAATCCAAGTATTTATTATCACTTCAAAAATTACCAGAAGAAATGGTCGATATCATAAAATCTTTTTTATCACCAACTGCTCTGGTTTGGTTAAATAGAGTATTCTATAAGAAATATAATAAATGTATAAGTTCCATGATTCCTAAAAAACTTTATGATAATTATCTTCGATCTATGGTGAGACAAGATAATTCATTTGTTTTTAATTATCTTGCAAAAAAAAATATTTTACGATGGACTTTAAAAAAAAATATAGTTTATAAAAATATTTCCTATCCAAATTTTGCGGCATTTTTGAATGATTTTTGTCTTTCAAATAACTCAACAAAATGCAGAAATATCTTAGAAATACTCCTCGATGAATCAGGTTTGAGTAAAAATCAACATAAAAAGAATCACAATGTAAGTATAAGATGGAAAACCTGAATATTAATCAATTATTAAATAGAGACGATCACGCAAAGAAAATGAAAGAAATATTACATCATTTTGAATGTAATAAAACCGATCTTCTTGTTAAAAAAGGAATATATGTATACGGAGATCCTGGTTCCGGAAAAACTTCATTTGTCATGAATATTTTAAAAGAACTGAACTATGACGTAATAAAATATGACGCAGGCGACATACGCAACAAATCGGTTATCGATACAATCACAAAGCATAATATGTCTGATAAAAACATCATGAGTCTTTTTCATAAAAAAGTGAAAAAAATCGCAATTGTCATGGATGAAATCGACGGAATGAATAATGGCGATAAAGGAGGAATCAATACCCTCATTAAACTTATTCGACCAAAAAAAACAAAAAAGCAAAAATTAGAAGACATAACTATGAATCCAATTATTTGCATTGGAAACTACCACATTGATAAAAAAATTAAAGAACTAATGAAAGTTTGCACTACGATTGAAATAAAAACTCCCACGTTCCCGCAGATAACAAATATAATGAAAATTATACTTCCAATAGAAGAAGTAGAGATGTTTAATAATATTGTAAAATTTATCCAGGGAGATCTTAGAAAACTTACTAGCATTTACAAAATTTACAAAAATAAGGAAAGTATTTTAAACATTGAGACAATTGAAAAAATATTTCATATGAAATCTTATAATGATGATACTAAAAATATAACTCAGAAACTAATTAACGATCCATATCACATCGATACTCATCTTACCATAATGAACGAAACTGATAGAACAATTGTTGGTCTCTTGTGGCACGAAAATATAATTGATGTTATTGGAAAAATGAAAATGCAAGAGTCGCTTCCCTTCTATATAAAAATGTTAGATAATGCGTGTTTTGCTGACTATATAGACCGAATAACCTTTCAAAAGCAAATTTGGCAATTTAACGAGATGAGTTCACTTATAAAAACATTTAAAAACAATAAGCTCTACCATGATACTTTTAAGAAGAAACCAAAGTTCAATCCTGCGGAAATACGCTTTACAAAAGTTTTAACAAAATATTCAACCGAATATAATAATTCAACCTTTATACAAAATCTGTGCCAGCAGCTCGCAATGGATAAAAAAGATATATTCTCTTTTTTCTTAGACTTAAAGCGAAAATATGAAGACCATGAAATGCTGTCTCTCTTTGAAAATTACGATATTAGTAAATTAGATATAAATCGAATATACAGATATTTAGAAAAATACACAAAAGAAGATGCTGAAAGCATAAGTGATAACGAGATCGAAGAATATGAAGAAGAAATATTTATCGAAGAATAATGTTTAATTGGAAAATTCTATTTTTTTATCCAATAGTAATATAAACAATATGCGTACTACAAAAAAAATAAGTAATAAAGTTTTTAAGTTATTTCATATAGCCAGTCGTCAAATAATCCGCCCGAGTTTATATTTGGTAAAAAAGTAGAATGAAAATCGTAAATATTACTTTTTTCTATAGCTTTCACCTTGTCAGAAATAGAAATCGTATTTTTTTCTAGGTATTTTAATAGCTTAAACTTTTCATAATGTTCTTCTACTCTGCGTAAAACTTCAATATCAGATTCAGAGGTATTATTACACCTTTCATCCATTCCCATATAAGGATATAAAGTTTTTACATGATAACGCGAAGATATAGTTTTTGAAGTTCCAATATTTGAACACATACATAGAAAGATATTTAACATCATAGTTTATTAAATATCTTATTTTTAACTTTTTTTTCTTCTTCTACATTTTATATTAAAGAAAATTTTAAAAAAATAAAAGTATACAAAATATCTAATATAAATCCTGATATAGAAAAACACAATAACACATTTTCTATTGTAGATTTATTTTCAATATTGTAAAAATAAATCGATAACAAAGCGAAGAATGGTATTGCTAAAATGTCTCCGTAATGACTCAAATTTTTTGTATAATTCATTTATATAAATAATATTATAATAAAAACTTTGATAGATCTTTTCATCTATGTTACAATCGTAAAATTACGGGTTCTTTCCTCGTTGCGCTCCATTTCTCTACGCAGACTTGCATCAGCGGCCATCTTCTTTGTTATCCATTTATCCTTTATTTCTGACGCAATAATCTCCCTAGAATGTTTTTCATACTGCTCCGGGCTCGAATAAAAAAATGTCGGTGCATCTTTTCCATCAAAATTCTTCGACACCATCTTTACTTTGAAAAAAAGGTCCTCATATTTTGATCCAACTTTGTAATCTCGATAGCGATCCCCAGTGACAGCATCTCTTATTTGAGATCCCAACTCACCAGAACTATACGTCTCTACCTTGGAATTTTTAAATCCCCAAGTATAGAATCCCTTGTCATCTTTCTTCATATCCTCAAAAATCTTCTTATTGGACTTCTCATATTCATCTTGTCCGTCGTTCATGAAATCATTGGTGTAGTCGTCGCGGTACATATTTTCTTATGTGTCTAGGTATTATACTCATTATATCGTACATCCTTTATGCTGTTTTCATAATATATTTTACAAAAAGGCTTAAAGATCACTACGAAGAAATATCCTGCGCTAATCGAATCGCGTGTATATTGTCATAGCACCATTCTTCTATTTGTAACGACGAATATTTTTTATAATCGATAATTTTAATTTTTTTATCAGATACACTTAAACATCCTTCAATAAATTTCCAAAATCCTTCATCATTACATTGTATCAGAGTTATTTCTATTCTTTTGCTATTCAGATTTGTTATCATTTTTAATTTTCGAAAAAGCCCATTATTTTCTTTTTCAAAAAATTCACACAAACATACATTGTGCAACTTTAAATTGTGTCCATACCCAGTAACAATCGGTAGATGCTCTTCATCACCGCAACTAAAAACTATTCTTTCCATTTAGTATCTTGTTACAAAGGTTTATATTATTTATTTATATGATTACCTTTTGCCTTTTTCAGTTCGGCAATTCGATCATCTATTAATTGCTTTATTTTTTTATCCAAATATTCTGCTTTATT